ATGAGCGATCAGCTCGACGAAATGATGTATGAGTTAAAGCGGTCGGTCGACCGACAGGCCGAACTCCAGCAGGAGACCAACGACCTGCTTCGAGGCCTTATCCAGGCATTGAACAGCAACTCGCAGGAAATGGCGGACGCAAGAGCCGAACGCGAACTCGATCGCCGCCTAGCCAGCGACGACGGTTCCGACATACGACTTTAGCAAGCGCGACCACCGCGCTCCGCAAGCTCATCGAATCGTGCAGGGCTTAGCCATTTGGGCCGCGCGGCTTCGGCCGGGCGCAACACAAAATAATCAAGTGCCCGCGGGGTGACTTTCTTTGGAACGCTTATCCCGCGAGACCAGCGCGAAGCTAATATGTTGCAACTATTAGAGCAGTACCTCGGCGCACTATGCGTCGAGCGGAACGCCGAGCCGCAGATTTGGCATTGGTAGTCACGCTCGAAAAGCCAGCTATGTCGCCGGCGGGAATGGTCGACGCATGCTTTACTGCAGAAGCGCTGCGTCTCCAACCGTTTCTTCGTCGCGAGGCGAAAGGTTTTTCCACAATCAGGATTTGCACATATCGCCTCTGGCATCGTCCGCTTTGCGATGCCCATGCACTTCTCAGAGCAGTACTTTGGTGCTGCTGTACCCCCTCTGGGCCGAAACGTCTTTCCGCAGCACTTGCATGTTGACTCTGGTCTGCGGCTGATTTGAACGACTCGCCGAGCCGAGGCGAGTACTTCGCAATGACGTGCACTGTCACGGCTTCTAATCCGGCGAGCCACGGATCGGGCGCAGTCTGAAGAACAAAAGCGATCACCATGGGCGATCTGGTCATCGCTCAACGGCGCCGCGCAATATGCACAATTGTCATGTGACGCGATGTGCTCGGGCTGACCTTCCGACCAGGTGGGCCGCTTCAGGCCGAGCTCGCGTTCTGCCGCGCCTACTATTTCCCGCGCCTGAGTATCGGCAGGATGCCACGGCACGCTGTCGAGGCACAGCTGCGAGCGCAGTCCATTGACACATGCCGCCTCATGCTCAAAGGGACTAGCCCGCCATTCGGACATCAGTTTCACCACGCGCGCGATGGCCGACTTCTGTTCTTGTTGCGAAAGACCCGTCTTCGGCCGGCCATTGATAGGACGATAAATCACACCCTCTTGCCGGAGGCGGCTTTCCCGCTCATCGAGGGCGAAGTCTGAGTATGCCTTTATTCGGGCCGATCGCCGCCGCTTCTTCATCCGAACACCGCATCGAACGCCGCCGTCGTCAGGGGCTGGGTTGGAACAGGCCGCGCCTTGCCGCCCTCGGGCGCCATGCGGGCGAGGGTTGCTGCAAGCCAAACCTCATCAAGCTTGCGGATCGCCGCCACGTCCTGCGGGCGAAAGGGCCAGCCCATGAGCCTGCCATAGGCCTCGATCTCGGCGAATGTGATCGGGTTTGGCCCGTTGGCGTGCCAGCTGCGCGCCGCGCTCAATTCGGCAAACCAGCCCCAGAGCGGGCGCAGTGGTTCGGGCACCCTCATCGGCCGGCCGGCGAGATGTACCTTGAGGTTGTCAGCAAGGATCTGGTGCAGGCGGTCGGGGCTGGCCATCAGCGCCTCGCCCGCTCGATCGCCAGGACCAGATTGGCCGCGCCATCAGCGTTGACCATATCTGTGATCTGGTTGATCACCCCTTCAATATGCGAGGGTCCGAAGCTGTCACCGTTGATGACCACCGTGCCGCCGATCTGCCGTGCCTGCTGCGGGGCTGCTGCAACAGCCGCACCAGTGTTGGCAGCCGCGCCGGCCGCCGAGGAACTGCCCGGCCGCGCGCCCATGATCGCCGCCGCCTGCGCCGCGCCGGATGCCACCACGCCCGCCACGGCCGCCCAGCCCCACGGCGTGCCCCCATAGTCGGCCAGCGTCTTGGCGACGCCCGCCGCTGTGTTCACGCCGACATTGGCGAGCTGCAGGGCCTTATTGTCTTCGAACAGCTGGGTCATGGCGCCGGTAATCTGGCCCACCATGGCAAGGGCCTCGCCTGCGGCCATGGCGCGGGCGCGCATCGCAGCCTGCCCGTATTCATCCCATGAGATAGCACCGCGGGCGAGCAGGCCTTCCAGCTCATCGAGCTGGGCGGTCATGACTTCGAACGGCCCTTCGGTCGAGGCGCGGATTTCCGCCGCCGCTTGCTCATCGTTGATGGCCTGCACCAGCTCGATGATGCGCTGCTTCTGGATGTCGGTTGCGTCGGCGCCGGCCTGCCGAAGGACCGAAAGCTTCTCCACCTCCACGGCCGTCAGCCCGATCGCTGCCCGCTCGGCCTCGAGCGCGGCGATGATCTGGGCGGCCTTGTCTTCCGAAGAGCCGCCGACGCTGCCGCCACCCCCGCCACCAGGAGGAACCACTAGCGGGGCATTGCGCGCCTCATCAAGCTTGCGGCGGGTTTCGAGCACGGCCTCGATGGCGGCCAGCTCGGCCTCGAGTTGCGCAACCTGTTCGGCCGGAATGCCGACCGACATTGGGCTGCCAGGCACGATGAAGCCGGCAGAATCGACTTGCGCGGCCGTGCCGGCGTTGCGCGAGAGAAGATCCTTGATCGTCGCCTGCCGCTCGGCCAGCCCGGCCGTCGACTTCATGTCGAGCTCTTTGAAGGCGTCGACCACCTGCCTGATCGCCCAGGCGAGACCGCCCGCCAGCTGCGCGGTGCCGATCAGCAGCGGCGCCAGGTCGATCAGCACCTGCTTGAATTGCATGTCCATCACGCGGGTGGCCGTGGTGAATTCGTCGTTCAGTTCCTCGGCTCGGGCGATGAGGTCGGACGAAACTACAATGCCGAGCTTGCGCGCTTTGTCGGCCGTATCGTCTAGAGCCTTGGAGCCACCCTTTAACATCTCGACCATGCGCACCCCGGCATCGCCGAAGACGGCCGTGGCGATTGCGGCCTTCTGGCTGGCATCGCTTTCCGCCTCGAGCGCATCGGCCACAAGGCGCAGCCGCTCTTCCTGCGATCCGGTGGCGACGATGTTGGCGAGCAGCTGCGGGTTCAACTGCTTGAGCTTTTCCACCAGCTCGCCCTTGCCCACGGCCGCCATGCCGACATTGCGGTTGAGCGCCTCCATCGACTTGGCAAAGGTTTCGGTTGCAACACCGCCCAGCTCGGCGGCATAGGCCAGTTCCTGAAAGGCTTCGGCCCCAAGCCCGCTCGCCTTGGCGTTCTTGCCGATCCGGTCGAAGTCCGAGAGCGCCGCGCGTGCCGTATTGAGCGCCGCCGTCACCGACAGGATCGGCGCGACGGCGCCGAGGAAGCCCGCCGTCATGCCGCCAAGCCCGGATCGGGTAAAAGTGCCCATCCGGGTCGAGGTCGAGGCCAGGGCATTGTTGATGAAGCTCGTGGAGCGCGCCATGTCGGCTTCCATTTGCCGGGTGGCGCTACTCGACCCTTTCTTCAAACCGGCATAGGCCTTATTTGCGATGGCCTGAGCCCGCACCATGCCCTTTTCGAGGTCGGTCACCCGCGCCTCGAGATCGATTGCCAGCTTCTCTGCGCTGCCTTCATCGGCCATGCCGGCCTCCTTATGCCATGGCCCACGATTCGATATCGTCGGGCGCATCCTCGTATGACGAGACGTTGCTTTCGCCGGCCGCGCATCGCGAGATGGCCATGGCAGCCGCCACTGCGCCATCGATCGACAGCCAGCGCTGCGACTTCGTGAACTTCACCACATGGCCGGAATCGTTGCGTTTCACCGCGACGTTGCCAAAGCAGTGGCGCAGAACGGGATTGCCGCCGTGGCGCACTTCCTCGGCCAGCAGCGCCCGCTCCGTTTCCAGATATGCCGGCATCATGAGGCTGGGGATTTGGCGCATGTCGACGGCCGGCAGACCCATCTCGAGGATCTGCGGCTGTACCTGCCGGGCCATGTGGGGATCGAAGGCGATCTCGCGCACATTGAGGATCTCGCAAAGCTCCACCAGCTTGGCCTCGATGCGGCGGTAGTCGATGGTATTGCCGTCCGTTGCCTCGATGAGCCCTTCTTCCACCCACTGCGCATAACTGGCGCCCGAGGCGTCCTCGCGCTGACTGATGTTTTCTTCCGGGCAGAAGAACCATGCCGCCAGGGCGTAGCCGTCCGCCGTGCGCCAGCACGCGACGATGACGGAAAGGTCGGTGGTCGAGGAGAGGTCGACGGCCAGCCAGCAGGGTTCCTCGGCGAGGGCATCGATGTCGACGGGCTTGGCGCCGGCGTCGTACACATCCATATCGACGAACGGGTCGGTCGCCGCATCAAGCCATATGTTAAGCTTCAGCTGGCGCAGCGATTGCCGCTCGCCCACGCTGCGGGCCGCGCGGCGGGCATGCCGGCGAAAGCCGTCGAGGCTGGGATAGCCGTGGCGCAGGCCGGGGTTCACCCGGTGCCACAACCCTTCATCCTGCCAGTCAGCATCGCGCGGCGCTTCGAAGAGGATCGGCAGGATGGAGGCATCGTCGACTTCGCCCCTCGCCACCTTTCGGGCGTCCTCAACCACCTCCCAGGCCACATTCTCTTGCCCTCGGCCGGCCGTGGTGGCGACCACCAGCAGAGGATTGTCGGTCTTATCGAGCCCGGTGGTCAGGGCTTCCCAGAGCAGCCGGTTAGGCCAGATATGGATTTCATCGGCCAGGACGAACGCCGGGGTTCGGCCGTGCTGGGTGCCGGCATCGGAGCTGATCACCTCGAGGGCGACACCCTCCTTGTGGTACGCGATCTTCTTTGCGCTATTGTGGGCATCATAAATGCCGGTGGCGGCCACCAGGCGCTTGTCGCTCCGGATGATGCCGAGCGCTTCCTTGAAGGCGATGCCGGCCTGCTTGCGATCGGCAGCCGCGAAGATCGCTTCACCCTGCGGCACCCGCTCGGGCCCGATCGTATGCAGGAGCCCGATCGCTGCCGCGAGGCTGGTCTTGCGATTGCCGCGCGGCAGGAGCAGCACCACCGTTTTGACTACGCGGGTGCCGTCATCATGGCGCGGCCCATAGATGCGGCGCACCACGCGCTCCTGCCACGGATCGAGCTGGAAGGCCTTGTTCGGCAGGGTGCTCTTGGGGTGCCGCAGGGCGCGCAGGAATCGCACCGCCCGATCGCCATGGCCGAAGGGGTCGGGGATCTCCGAGCCGTCATAGATCCAGTGAGGGAAGGTGTCAGGCAATTGCGGTTGGGTCCTCGCCCTGCTCGTCATCATCGAACAGGCTGGGCTCGCGGAAGGCCGGCCGGCTGCGCGCCATGGGCGTCAGGCCCAGCTCGCCGCCCAGCACCCGTGCCGCATCCATTGCCTGCTTCTGCATGCGCCAGAGCTTGGCCTTCCGATCGATGTCGTTGATGCCGACCATGGCCGCTTCGCATTCGCGAACCCGGCCCTGGGCGACGCAGTAGTTTTCGAGATTGGCAAGGTCGATGTCGTTGAGCGCCTTGCGTTCCTCGAGGTAGGGCTGCATGCGGCGCCACTCGGCCTTGGCCTCTTCGGCCAGCCATGCGGGCGGAGGCGGGAACTGCCCCAGGCTCCCATTGATGACCATCAGCTGGGGCTTTTGGCCTTTCATTGCGCCCCCCGATCATCGAGTGCATCGGCGCACACCCGCCGCACCCGCCTGATGGCCGAGATCAGGTCGCGCCGAGCGAGGCCCTTCGCCATAGTCTGGGCGAGCCGGTCAAGCTCATCGAGGTCCAGGTTGATCTCGGTGAACTGCTCGGGTGTCATGCGCGCACCTCGTCGCAGCGCAGCTCGAGGCCGCGCCGGCGGTTGATCTCGACGATCTCGCGGATGTTGAGGATGCGGCCGGCATAGCTGACGCGATGCTTGACCGTGAGCCCATCGAGCCATCGAATGCGGAAGATCAGTACCGCGTCCGCCGCTTCTCCATAGGCCCGAAGGAATTCAGCCGTCGAGGCCTGCACCAGCTCGGCGCGCACCGTGGCGAAGGTCGACCATGCAAGCGTCGGGGTGCGGTACTCGTCGAGCGTAGCGGCGCCCTGCGCTTCGATGATGATCGTGCGATCGAGCTTGCCGGCGCGCATCATGCCCCCTCACTGATGAGCGCTTCGATGGTGACGACGCTATGGCTCGTTTCGCCATCGGGGTCGCGCAGATAGCGCATGGCGCTGACGTGCCAGCCGCCGCACACATAGGGCGCATCAAGCGCCGGTCGACCGGCGCGCACGGCAGTGCGCACCGCGCCGGCAATGGCTTTCACCCCCGCAAGGCTGGGCTCTTTCTTCCAGATGTGCAGGTCTATCGTGATGCGCTGAACGGCGCGGGCATAGTCGCCATCGGGCAGTGCCTGCCCGTCGCCGATGATGATCGAGGGGTCGGGGTTGGGCCGGGCGTTCCGGTCGAGAATGTTGGCCGCCGGCACAAGCGCAGTCACGCCCGAGGCCGCAGCCAGGCGGGCGCCGATGGCCTTCTGAAGGGCAAGGTCCGCGCTCATGGCTTGCCCCAGATGCTGCGAATGGCCTTGCGGGCTTCGCGCTTCAGCCGGTTCCTTGCCCTTGGCGCCACCTCGCGCTTGGCCGGGTGGAAGAAGGGCTGAGCCTCCATCTCGGCGGTTCCGAATTCCTGCCCTACCGCATAGTCGTATTTGGCCGAATGGCCCTCGGCGACGGGCTTCGTGGTGGCCGCACCGCCGGCAACGATGCGGCGCCCCAGCTCATGCCGGCCCGGTTCCTTTCGGATGGAGCCAACAAGATCGCCATCCTCTTTCGGTGCCATGCTCTTCATCTTGCGCACCATCTCATCGGCGCCCTTGTCGAGCGCCGGCTGGAGCGCATCGCGCACTGCCTTGGGGATTGCGGCCATGCGACGATTGAGCCTGGCGAGCCCACCATCATCCGCCATCGGTCGGCTCCACATCGGCGAAGCTGTAGGCTCGATACTCGCGGATGATCTCGGCCACGCCCATCGGCAGGAAAGCCGCCGACAGGCCGACCACCACGGCCTCGCGGTTTTCGTACCAGTGAGCCGCGAGCATCAGCACCGCTTGATCGAAGATTGCCTCGGGGATGTCATCCACCCCCGTACCAAGCTGCGAGGTAACCTGTGCATCGGCTGCGGCGATATAGTGCGTGATGATCGTGTCATCACCGGAACCGGTGATGTTCATGTGCGCCTTGGCCAGCGTCAGGTCGACCGCCATGATCAGGCCCCGTCAGTGACGGTCGCGGTCGCCGCGCTCATCGCGTAGGCCACGCCATTGACGTTGGTCGCGGTGACCAGCACCGTGATGGTGTTGCCTTCGTCGCTGGCCTCGATCTCGTAGGTGCTCGCGGTCGCGCCGGGGATCGACTCCCCGCCACTGAACCACTGATACCCATAGGAAGGCGTCGGCGAGCCCGTCCAGGTGCCGGAAGTGGCGGTCAGCGTCTCGCCGGTCTCAGCCGTGCCCGAGATGGCGGGCAGCACGGTGTTGACCGGTGCAGTGCCGGCGCCGGCCGCCGCGACCTTCACGACATTGGAGTTGATGGCCAGGGCCGCATTGACCTTGGTCACCGCGTTGACCGTATCGAGCTGCTCGGGCGCCGCCGTCACCAGGGCGACGAAGAGCCGTTCGCTGGGCGTGCCGCCGGCCGGCGCATCGTCCATCACCACGCGGAAGGCGCGGTTCTCCTTCGCCTTGCGCGCCGCCATGAGCGCGAGCTGCCCGGCGTCGGACGAGTTGAAGTTGAGCACAACCTCGATGGTGCCGGGATCTTCCTGCCCCGAGAGCTTGAGCGGGCGCTTCTGGCCGATGGCATTCGCTGCCACGACTTCGCTGGTCTCGCCGAAGGCGCCGATGGATTCGACGCCCTTGATCTCGGTCCAGCTCTGGCTGTTGAAGGCCGAGGCCAGCAGGTCATCATAAACGGCCGGCGCCATGGCCCCGCCGATGTAAGTTTTGGTGTTGCCCGCGAGAAAGGCGGTCATCGATCAGCTCCATATTTGCGGCGATCCGCCGACTGCTTGGCGCCCGAATGGCAGGAGGCGCATAGCGATTGAAGATTGGCCGGGTCGAGGCGCCGGTGCGGCGCCACCCGGATCGGAACGATATGGTCGACCAGAGTGGCCGGCCCGCCGCACCGCTTGCATCCGGGATAGACCCGGAGAAAGTCCGCGCGGAGCTGGCCCCACTCCCGGTCATATCCTCGGGCCGCAGCATTCGGCCGCTTGGCATCAGCCCGCGCGTGGCGCGCCTTCGCCATGGCCACGGCCCGAGCGCATTTCTCACCCTTCGGATGGAGCTTGCCGCACAGGCCGCATATGGATGGGGCGCGCCGGGGCATGGGTCAGGTTGCGCTCACGACGCCGCAAGGGGCGCCGCTGCTCGTTCGCGCAACCCGATAGACGCCAGGTGCGTGGACTGCCAAAGCGCGTTGGCCACTGGCGCCGTCGAGATGGGCGACCGGATAGAATTCGCCATCGGCCTTGATCTGGATTTCGACGGCGGCCCGAACATCAATGCCCCCATCCGTGCCGGTTAGAACCAGGGTGACGATGTCCGTGCCCGCGACGGTAAATTCGTCAGACACATCGGGCTCTGTCGCAATCTCAAGCAGCGTTGCCATGTCACGCCACCGGAGCCAGCTGCGGCATGCCGAGTACGAACACTGCTCCGGCGGCAATTGAGGTGCCGCCCGTCTTGGTGATCACGGCGCGCAGGTACCGCTTGCTGCCGATGTAGGCCTGCCGATAGACCGTGCTCGCTGCGAGCGTGGAGGGCAGAGTGCCGATCTTGTCGGCCACCGGCACCGTGGTGAAGTCGCCATCAGTAGTGGTGTCGCTGTGCTCCATCGTCACGACGTAGTCACCGGCGCTGGCAATCGCCCCGGTATTGACGATGAGCAGGGCCGAATAGAAGCCCTTGGTGTCGATCGTCGAGCCTTTCAGTGTGGCGGCCTGCACGGCGGGTACCAGGGAGGCGACGACGTTGACGTTCGAATGGCTGTCTTTGCGCATGGCGCGGGTCCTTTCCTAGACCGGGCCTCAGGAGGCCGCGATCTTGATGAACTTGATGGCGTTGAAGTCCCCGGCGCCGCCGCCGACGCGCTTGTAGACGTCGAAGATCACGCGCCCCTTCTGGGTGAGCTCGTCGCGAGTGATCCGAACGCCCTGCCGATCGACGATGACGTAGCCCTGCCGGAAGTCGCCGAAGGCGATCGGGTGCGCACCGGCACCATCGGCGATATCGGGCATGCCTTCATCGATCTCGACGCGATAGCCGAGCAGCGGGTGCTCGACGCCCTCGATGAGGTTCCCGGTCGGGGCCCAGAGACGCCGACCATTCTCGTCGACGATCCCCATGAGCCGCGCGGCCGTGGTCGAGTTCATGAGCCAGGTGGCGTTCGCCTTGTATGGCTTGCGAAGCTTGGCGACGATGGCGATACATGCGGTCACCAGGTTCGCGTCGGTCGGCGCCGAGGCATGGCCGGCGGGGATGTACTGGTGCTTGCCCCAGGCGCGGGTGAAGTCCTTCTCGTTCGTGGTTCCGTAGTCGAGCAAGCCGCGAGGCTTGCCTTCGACGCCATCCCCCTCGAGGAAGGCTTCACCTTCGGTCTCGGCGAAGTCATGGGTGGCGTCGTTGATCAGCCAGGTGGCGATGTCGACGGCGGCATCATCGAGCAGCTGCCGGGTCGACGCCGGTGCGGCGTAAAGCTCCGAGACGCCATAGGTATGCTTGATGAGCTCGGGCCGGTCGGTGTCCTGCGGACGGGTGTCGCGCTCGCTCACCCACTGGGCACCGCGCGCGCCGAGGCTGTAGAAGCGCTCGTACTTGTCGGTTGAGATCGAGACCACGTCCGCCAGGCCGCGCAGGGGCGACAGGTCGGTCATAAGTTGGCGCACGGTCAGGTCGATCGTCGGCAGCACGAAATAGCCACCAGCCGGGTCGGTATCCGACGAGGCTGCCTTGATCTCCGCATCCGAGCCGGTGCGGAGCAGCGAGGCAAAGGCTTTGCGCTCGACGGCCGCCTGTTCGTCGGCCGGCTTCGGGCCGCCTGGGCGGTTCGCCTTCTTCTCGAGGTCGGCGATGCGATCCATCAGGGCCTTGAGCTCGGCACCGCCTTCGACCTTCTTGAGGCGTTCGTCGACGGCCTTCTGCAGATCCTCGAGCGACTTGGTCACAACATTGATCGGATCGTCGTCTTCGCCCTTGAGTTCAATTGCACCGGCAAAAATGGCGCGATGAGAGACGTGCTGCACGTCAGGCTCCTTTTCTGAGCGCCACGCTGGCGCGGTTGATTGCCTCGGCGATGCGCAGGGCATCGATGGCTGACTTCGCGCTGGTGACCCGCGCGCCGGGATGCATGGGCACCGTCACCAAAGACGCTTCAAGCAATTCGAGGGATTTGATGGTCCGGCCGCCCCCGGTGCGGGCGCTCGCCTTCTTGGTGATGAAGCCCACAGAGATGCCGCGCACCGCGCCGGACTTCACAAGGGCGCGCACTTCGCGGGCGCGTTGGAGGTCATCGACCAGGAGCTTGCCGAACAGATGCAGACCGTCCGACTTCTCGTCAGCCCCATCCCATGTCCCGATGGGATCGTTCATATCGTGGCCGAAAAGCATCGGAATGGGCAGCTTGGCGCCCTTGAAGGCGCCTGGCTCAATCCAGTCGCCGATCCGGTCCGGGGCGCCGAACTTCCAGGCGATGCCGCTGATGGCCCCATCGTCGGTCGCCATGATCTTGGTTTCGAGAAAGACCCGATCCATGGTCAGGCCCCCGGCGCGAAGTTGCGGCGATCGCCTGCGAAGGCGTCGACCTGAGCCTGCACCCAATGCACTCGCAGGAGGGTCAGCAGGTTGCCAGTGGTGAACGGCACAGGGTGCCCCGCCTCCTGCACGTCCCAACGCTGCACATGCTTGGCGAGACAATTGAGCCGTGCCGCTTCGCGATGCTCAGCGCTCACGCGGCCATCGGCATCGGCCAGGGCGGTAAGCTCATCCGTCAAAGCCAGCCGAGCGCGCCGCGCGGTGTCGCTGTCCGGACCGACCAGCCAAAGCCGCAGCCCCGTTGCCTCACCGGTGAACGGGTCAACCAGCTCGATCGCGCGGCCTTTGTCCTGATCAATTGCGTTGCCGGTTACGTCACTGAGTTGCATGAACACTTACCCCCTCGGGAAAGACGATCACCACGTGGCCGCTGCGATGCAGGCGGTCCGGGTCGTTGGCCGCCAGCAGCCTCTCGATGCGCTCGAGATTTTCGGGCAGATCGAAGAAGACGAATATTTTTGTGCCGTCTGGCGCCTTGTGGAAGTGACCGATCAGCGGGCTAGGGGGGAGCGGGTGCATCCTAGGCTTGCGCATCGGGATCATCCTCATCGTCGGGCTGGTTTGGGGGCGCGTCAGTCCGGCGCGCCGGTAAGGCTCCGGGCTGGGAACTGCCGGTGTTCGGGTTGGCGTATTCCTCGCCGCCGTCACGCGGGGGCAGGCCGAGCCATTCGCGGGCAGTGTTAGGGTTGATCGTCCGGCTGCTCACGAGCCCGTTGATCGCCACGGCCAGCACCGACAAGTCGACCTTGCTGAAGTCGTCGCGCTCGATGCGGATGGCGAAGCGCGGCCGATCCTCGCGGGTAAACAGCGCGCGGCGCAGCGCGCCCTCAAGGGCGAGCAGCCACGGCTCGAGGCAGAGCAGCAGGAACATGCGCTGCATCTCGGCTGAGTTCGACCAGGTCGCGCGGCTGAGGTCACCAAGCATCACTGCCGGGATGTTGAAGGCCCGCGCGATCTCTTGGAGCTGGAAGAGCCGGAGCTGCTGGAACTGCGCATCGACGCTCGAGAGGGTCATCTGCTTCCATTGAGCACCGTCCCACAGCACGGCCGTTTTGCCGGCATTGTCCGAGCCTTCCTGCGAGATGGCCCAGCCCTTGAGCATCTTCTTGACGCCCTCTTCGCCCACCGGCTTGGGCGTCTCGATGACGCCACCTGGGCGCGCGCCATGGCCGAACAGCCGGGCGGCATGCTTCTCCATGACCAGGGCAGTGCCGATGGCCTCGCGGGCAAGCGTCACGGGCGACTTGTCGAAGGCGCCCCGCAGATGGACGATCTCGCTGGCCGGCGTCGGGCGCCCGTTGATCCGATAAGTCGGGCGGCCCGAACCGTCCGCGTCATACTCCGCGGCGATGATGCCGGGCGTGTACCGGATGATCTCAACGGGCTCGCCCCGGACCGAGTTGACCCAGCCCAGCCCGCCGGCATCGCGGGTCAAGGCGTCGACCATCAGCGTGCGGATCAGCTCGAAGCTCGAGGTCCATTCATTGGCTTCGCCGGTGAGCAGGGCGTGTGCGGGATGTTCGCGCGCATCGGTCTCGGTGCCGTCCTCTGCGATCTCGACAACGCCGATCCTGAGCGACGCCACCGCCTCGCTGATGGTCCGAACCGCAGCCTGCACGGCCGGCACCTGAAGCGCCGTTGCCGTCGACACCGCGATGCCACTCGATGTCTCGCGCCCGCCGCCGAGCATGTCGAGCAGCTGCTCATCGGTCAGAGCCTTGCGGCCGAGGGTGATTTCAAACGGTCCGAGCTTCATGCCGATAAGCATGGGCACCCGGCGCGGCACGGTCGACTGGGCTTGTTAGGTGCTCAAGCGGGCAAACCTGTCAGCTTTTCCCATTGGCTCCGAAGAAGGCGAGCAGCTCGGCATCGAGGGCGCAGAGATTTCGGCCCCGGCGCTGCACCGGCGAACCAGGCAAGTGCACCAAAGTCCGACGCACAAAATCCTCACTCCGGCCGATGCGATCGGCGATCCGCTTCGCGCCCCAGATGACGGGCGAACTGGGCCGGGGCGCTAGTAACTGATCGAACCGCTCCGGGCTCAACGGCAACATTTTTTTCCCAAGTGACTGAGACATAACCAGAAAACTCCAATTCCGTCCTATCTTGCACGAAGGCCCGAGCACCGGTCACCGCCCGTGACCCAAAGTTGGCAACCACCCCCGGTGGGTGTGGTCACCGCCTGTTGCGGCGCCGCGCCTCGGCTTCGATTTCGGCGATGATGGCAGGCATCCGCGCTCGTGCCGGTTCGATGTATTGCAAGGGGACGCTGAGCGCCTTGAAGTCCATCATCCACATGCGGGCGCGGCGATCCTTGCCCTCGCCTTCGGCCCAAACCTCAAGGCAGGCACGGGCGAACGCGCGGGCTTCTGTGATCACAACCGGAACGAAGCACCGCCCATCCTCCGCGACGAAACGCTTACCACTGGCCATTGGCGTGCTCCGCTGCCGGCAGGTTCAGGAACTCATCGAGCAGATCGGCAGGGAACTCCCAGCCTCCGCGCTCATCGACCTGCTTGGGATCGTGGCCCGTCTTGGCGCAGCACCAGCGCCATGTCGGTTTGGCCTTGGCAGCGTGCACGAAGCGGGTGGCTGGGGGCTTGGCCTTGCCGCCCCCATCATCCTCCCCAGCCCTGCGAGGGCTGGGCTGCCACTCAGGCTCGTAGTTGACCCAAGCTCGCTTGATCAGCAGCCGAGCCGCTGCGTTAGGATCATCGTGCTCTGCTAGCTGAGACGCCTTGAGCTCAGCCCGATACTCGTCGAGCGGTTGCTTCATCCGCTCGAAATGCACCAGCAGCGCATCGGCGGTTGGCTCATCGAGCACATCGAGCAACACGTTACGCGGCGCTCGTGCGCCCGCGCTAGAGAGATAGTTAGTTCTATTGGAAGTATAGACTGAACCTCCTTCAGTGCCTCGTTGCACCACGTTCAGTGCCTCAGGGGGTTGGGGCACTGAACCTCTTTCAGCACCTTCAGCATGAGGCGCTGAACCTCCTTCAGCACCTTGCGGCCATGCGGCCTCGTACTGATGCGCCTTCCATTTTCGCCCTTTGAACCCGTGCTGCGTGATGATCAGCCACCCGCGATCCGCTGCGGCCGCCAGGTGGGTGCAGACGGTTCGCTCACTCAGACCGGTACATTCCGCGAGCCTCTTTGTGCTCGGGTAGCAACCACCGCCCATGTCGTTCATGAAGACCGAAAGGGTCAGGAGCACATGCCGGGTCACCGGCGGCAGGTCGGACTTGACGATGGCGTGCCGCCAGGACCATGCCGAAGGGTTCATCGCAGCCCTCGCGAAACGATGGTGACGGTGAAGCCGGCAGGCGCGAGGCGCGCCCACCGGCAAGGCTTTTGCAATGTCTGGGCCATTTATCCGCCCCTATGCGCAGAACTGTGCGCTACGCAGGCCAACGCATTGAAAGGCTTGATCATATCGCACCCCCATTGAGGCCGATCAGCCCTTCGGAGGAGAGCCGCTGGCGAAGCCTGTTGGCCTCGCCCTCGGTCGCGCAGATGGTGACGGTGTCGGGCCGGCCGCGCCGGTGCACCGTGATGCACCAGCCCTTGCCCAGCCGGCTGATCGAAAAGTGTGAGCGCCGCCCCACGGCGTCCTCGATATTATCGGGAACCCGTTTTGCCCTTCCAGGCACTGTTACTGTCATTTATCCCGCCTTCACCATCGGCGTGGAGAAGAAGGCCCGCAGCGCGGCCCGGCTGGCGCACCAGCGGCCCCGCACCAGCTGGGCGGGGATCGCCCGAGTTTCGAGCAGGTGATAACACTGCCGCCGCGAGCACCGGATGAAGGCTGCGATCTCGTCGCAGCCCCACAAGAGATCGAGCTGGTCAGTCTCGGTAATGGCGTCCGTCATGCCACCACCTCATCGATCACACGGCCCAGCACCATGCAGCCGAACCGGACGGAATAGGCGCCTTCATCCCTAGGCGGCAGAATGCCGACGCGGGGATCCACGCGGGTGCCGATGGTGGCGTATTCGCTCAACTCCGAGGCGATGATCTTGCCATCGTGCCGCATCACCACATAGCGGCTGCCCGGCCGAGGGGAGATGAGGGTTTCGTGCCCCGGTCCCCATTCGGGGCATTCGGGATCGCGCACTTCGCGCACCGTGTGGCTGGGCAGGTCGGCGGTGTCGATCAGGTACGCCTTGCGACCGATCGTGATCCGCGCGTGCCCTTCGGCAAGCATCGCGGGCGGGGCATTGATGTTTTGCAGGCTCACGTCCCCATCGGGCAGCACCACGGCCCGGAACTGGCCTCCTGCATATTCGGCGAGTGCGTCGGCCATTTCGGCGGAAAGCCGCTCGATGCGATCTGCGGGATGCTCATTGATCTCGGGATAGGGCTGCATAAGCCGATCGACGGCAGCAGCGGGCGCGGCCAGGGCGGCCGTGGTGCCAGCCATGGCGAGCATCAGCCGACGCCGGCTCATCGACGGAGATGTTGCTGCTTTGGCGGAATGGGTGCTAGACGAGGTCCCGTTCATGCTCATTTCCTTGCACAGGGTGGGGATGATCACGGCGCGCCGGGGTTGCCGCCCCGAGCGCGCCACTTGCTTCCTCGGCCACCAATGCGCGGTCGAGATAATGGACGATCTCAGCATTCATCGATCGACGGTTGGCTGCCGCCTTGTTGCGGATGCGGTCACGCATCCCGTCAGGCAAGCGGAGCATTATCTTATCTAACTGTTGCCTCACTCACGTCTCCTTAACCATGGCTATTAGCCACACCATGAATGGCTAATAGCCATGCTTGCGTCAAGCGGCAAAATGCTGGCTATTAGCCGCCAGTGATGAAATGCAGATCGAGCCGATGCCGAAGCCCCAAGCGCAACCCCAAGATAAGTACGTTTTGCGCCTCCCTGACGGCATGCGTGACCGCATCAAAGCCGCTGCAGAGCGGAACGGCAGATCGATGAATGCCGAGATAGTCGCGACGCTCGACGAGAAGTATCCGCGCATTTACCCGATCTCGGCCCTGATCAAAGACATTGAAGAGTTTCACCGTATCGCGGCGAGCGGCCCAAACCACCAGGTGGCAGAGCACTTGGCCAACGTCCTTACAAAGAGCCTCAAGGAACACCCGGAATATTGGGAGGGGGCCGAAGAGACTATTAGGAAGGCCATCCAACTGCCCCCACACCCCGACGAGTAACAGCATGATCGCAGTTGATTGCCGCGCAAATGTTAATGATGGACGCCCCTAATCCGCGACACATGTGTTCTCACTTGCTCCGTTCTATGCACTGCGCCCCGTTAACCGCCAATATAATCGCATCCGTCCACATGCAAACCTGCGACAATCTGCATTCGTTCTCATGTTTGGCCTAACCCATTGAATTCAAACGGTCGAGAATCCGCCGAGGGCTGCGCAGTTTTCCACAGGGGGTCTGCCTGACATTCAGCAGACCCTGCCTTGCGCGCGCCGAGCCCGAAGGTGAGATCAAGCTAGGAGCCTCCTAATGTCCGTTCATAAGCGGAGATGGACTACCGCCCAGGGCGTTGAGCGGGAGGCCTGGCAGGCGGACTATGTGGATCAGGCCGGCAAGCGTCACCGGAAGAACTTCAAGCTCAAGAAGGATGCCGAGGCCTTCGAGAAACGGGCTTCCACAGAGGTTGCGGATGGCGCGCATGTTGCAGACGCTGCCAGCGCCACGATCGCCGAGGCGGGCAAGCTGTGGATTGCCGCCAAAGAGCGGGCAGGGCGCGAACGCACCACGGTCGACCAGTATCGGCAGCACCTGAACCTGCATATCGTCCCGTTCATCGGCGAAATCCGCATGAACGCCTTCACGCTTCCCGCCGCTCGAGCCTTTGAAGAGAGGCTTGCCGACAATGGGCGGAGCCCGGCGATGATCCGCAAGATTCTGGTTTCGCTCGGCAGCCTCATCGGAGACGCGCAGGAGCGCGGCCTCTGCAACCGCAACCCCATCCGCGACATGCGCGGCCGACGCGGCTCCGCCGATGCACGGGCGCAGAAGCGCGCCACGGGCAAGCTGCGCGTCGGGGTTGATATCCCCAGCCCGGAAGAAGTGAGGGCCATCCTCGCGAATCTGGAAGGCCGCTGGCGGCCATTGCTGGTCACCGCCATCTTCACCGGCTTGCGCTCATCCGAGCTGCGCGGGCTATGTTGGCGAGATGTAGACCTTGAGAAGCGCGTGCTGCACGTGCGGCAGCGCGCCGATCGCTTCAAGGCCATCGGCCGGCCGAAGTCGGAAGCCGGCGAGCGCGAGGTGCCGCTGCCGCCGATCGTGGCGAACACGCTGAAAGACTGGAAGAAGGCCGGCACCAAAAGCGACAAGGGGTTGGTGTTTCCCAACCTCAAGGGCGAGCCCGAGGCGCACCAGCCCATCATTGCCATGGGCTTTGCCCCTGCGCAGATCCGCGCAGGGGTGACGCGGGAGACGGGCGATCTCGACGCCAAGGGCAATCCGATTCTTGCGCCTAAATACACGGGCCTTCACTGCCTGCGGCACTTCCATGCCAGCTGGCTGATCAATCGCCGCGCCGATGGAGGCCTCGAGCTGCCGCCGAAAGTCGTTCAGGAACGGCTTGGACACTCCACGATCGCCATGACGCTGAACGTCTACGGTCACCTGTTTCCGAGAGGGGATGACGGCTCCGAATTGGCCGCCGCCGAAGCTGCTCTTTTTGGCTGA